GATATAGAATAAATATAATTATGAATATGCAGAGCCAAAGATTTGTAATGACTACAAGTGTTGTAGGCTCTGCTGTTCATTCAGGAGAGAATATGAAAAGAGTAGAAAAATTAGAAGAACAAGTTTGGAAGTGCAACAGAACTAAGAAATTTGCACAGGGAAAGAAATCTCCTTTTGTTGCTAGTGTTCTAGTAGCAGGTATGGGAGATATTATTCCAGATGTTAAGTTTGAAAAGAAAGCTACAAAGAAAAAAGTAGAAAATAAAGCTGTAAAGCCATCAGAGGATAAGTAATTTAAATGGCTCATACACAGTATGTAGATAAAGATGATGTAAAAACTTGGCTTGGTATCTCAGGTACAGGACAAGATGCAAACATTGATATTGCTATTGATGCTGCTTGTAGAGCCATTGATGACTTTGTAGGAAGAGAGTTTATACAAAGTGAAACAGTAGAAACTAGATATTATGACTGTGAGTTTATGGATTATGCTTTTGTTGATGATATTGCTACAACAACAGGGTTAGTAGTAACAACACTTAATAAAGATGGCACAGATGATCAGACTCTAGTTTTAGACACAGATTATTATTTATATCCACTTAACTCAGATAAACTAACACCAACAATGCCTTTTAATAAAATAGTTATGGGTATAGAGAATGGTGGTAAAATACTACCAACTAGCCATCCTAAAGGCTTAAAGATTACTGCTAAATTTGGCTTTCCTACACAACACAATACAGGAAGCTATATTCCAGAAGCTATAACACAAGCTGCACTAATACAAGCTGCTAGATTTTGGCAGAGAAAAAACAGTCCAATGGGCTTTAGTGGTAATCCAGAAACAGGACAAGCTCCAATTATATTTCTTTCTGAGCTTGATCCAGATGTAAAAACTTTATGTAAAAGATTTAAAAATTCAACAATTACTCTTGCATCAGGTAGACCTTATGTTGGCTTAACAGCAATAAACAACAATAGGCTCTATGGTGTATGAAACTAACTCTAAATGGAGCTTTAGACTTATCTAGAGCAATCAATTCACAAACTATATGGAATAAAAGAAGTAATGATTTCTTTAACAAGTTAGCTCTAGAACTGAAAGAAGATTCTCTTAATGCTTTGGCTAATAGTCCATCTCCTAGATCACAAGCAGGTAGAGGCAATAAAAACACAGGTAATACTAGGAGAAGTGTCTTTACTGCTAAATTAGGTAACACTAACAGGCTTAGGATGTCTGAGGGCTTTAAATTAGCATCTAGTAGTGAAACAGCTCCTTTTATACATGGTAAGCCTATATTTAGAGGGTTTAGTCCTGTAAAGAGGACAAAGCCATTCTTTCCACCTTATAAAGAGGGATCTAGTCTTGCTAAGTGGGCAAAGAGAGGAACACCTAAATTAAATCCATTCTTAGTTGCTAGAGCTATATCTAAGAGAGGTTTAAAAATGAAGCCTTTTATTGGTGGTGTTGTATATGAAAAGCAAAAAGAAATAAAAGCAGGTGCAGAGGATATGCTAGAATCTATAGCAAGAGATATAGCTAGGAGTGTAAAGTAATGGCTACCTTAACAGCAATTAGAGATGGTTTAAAAACAAATTTAGAAACAATTACAGGTTTAACTGCTTATGAGTATGTTCCAGACTGGATAGAGCCACCTATAGCATTAGTAGCTCCATTGAATAGTTTAAACTATGATTCAACAATGGCTAGAGGCTCAGATACCTATGAGATACCTGTAGTGGTGTATATATCAAGAGTAGATGCACAGACTGCACAAGATGGTGTAGATGCTTATTTAGCTTCTTCTGGGGCAACCTCAGTTAAAGCAGCAATAGAAAGTGATTCTACTTTGGGTGGTGCTGCTATGTCTGTTAGAGTTATAAGTGCAACAGATTATGGAGAGTATGAAGTAACACAGGGAACTAGCTTTCTTGGTGTAACATTCAATATAGAGGTAATAGCATAATGAAAATAAAAATATTAATTGGAAGTAACTATCCAGATAAGGATGGTAAAGAAATCAGGTGTGAAGCAGGAGAGATCTGTGAAGTACCAGAGAAAATTGCTAAAAGTTTGATAAAGAATAAAGCAGCAGTAAAATTTGATAGTAAAATAGTTAAAGAGGAAGAGGAATAAATGCCAACTTTTAATCATGGTAAAAATGCTGTTGTACTATTAGATGATACAAATCTATCTACAACACTTACAGATGCTAGTGTATCTTTAACAGCTGATGTAGCTGAAACTTCAACATTTTCTGGTGGTGCTAGTTCAGGAAAAACTTATGTATCAGGTTTAAAAGATGGAACAGCTACTCTTTCAGGTTATTTTGAGAGTTCAAGTCCAGATGCAGATGCAGAGTTTTTATCCCAATTAGGTAGCTCAGGAAGTGCTTTTACTATTGCTCCTATTGGACATACAAGAGGAAATCCAACTGAGTTTGGTAATGTCATTGGTACTTCTTATGATAGATCAGCAGACATTGGCTCAGTAGTTGCTGTTGCTGTAGCATTCCAATTTAGTGGAGATGCTTATAATGGTAAGAGCTTATTAGCTCCAACAGCTATAACAAGTTCATCTAATGAAACAGGAGTTGATTATGCAGCTGCAGGAACTAATGGTGGTGCAGGAGTGCTACATTGTACTGTAAGTAGTGGATCTCCAACTTTAGATGTTAAAATACAAACAAGTGCTGATAATGTAACTTTTTCTGATTATATAACTTTTACTCAGGCAACAGGTACAACATCAGAATTAATAACAAGTGATACTAATCCTGCAAGATATGCAAGAGCTGTTCTAACTTTTGGTGGATCAGGTAGCATAACAGCAGCAGTTAGTTTTGCACAGAAATAAATATAGAGGAGAAAGATAAATGCCAACATTTACACATGGAAAGAATGCAGCTTTTAAAATAGATGATTCTGGTGGAACTTTAAGAGATATCTCTGATGTTCTTACTGATGTTTCTATTTCAAGAACAGCTGATGTTAGTGAGGTTAGTTCTTTTCAAACCACTTCAAAAGCATATGTGAGTGGTTTGACTGATTCTAGCATTACTATTTCAGGAAGCTATGATGCTACTGTTGATGGTTACTTATCTGGAATACTTGGAGCAGAGGGATCTTTTGAGTTCTATCCAATTGGAACTACAGGAGGAAATCCTAAAGCATCAGGAGAAGCAATAATGACTTCTTATGATAGAACACCTGATATAGGTGGAGCTGTTACTTTTACAGCAGCTTTTCAAGTTTCTGGAGATGTAACTGAGGGAACTGCTTAAAATAAACATTAAGTAATTCACAACAGAAAAGAGGTTATCATGAAGAGGCTTAAACTAGATGATATATCTAATGCTCCTGCACTTCCTACTAAAGAAATAGAGATTTCACAATGGGATGCAACAGTTATTGTTACAGGCTTAACTAAAGCTGATGCAGTTGAGATTAATAAATTATCAGAGGTTGATGGTGTCAGAGATGAGGTACTCTTTGAAAAGCATCTACTGCTAAAAGGATTAAAAGATCCTGAATTTAATACATTAGATCAAGTAGAAGAGTTTTACTCTAAAGCAACACCAACAATAGTTGATACAGTCCTAGTAGGGATTTACAGGTGCATGGCTTGGACTAAGGAGGATCAAGCTAATATAGCTGATCAGTTTCCAGAATAATACAGAACTAGCTTTTGAATTTAGATTAGCTATGGACTTAGGCATGACTGTTGATACTCTTAGAAAAAGTATGAGTGTTGAGGAATTTGAGTCTTGGAAGTTATACTACATAGATAAGAATAAAAAAGAGCATAAGGCTATGACAGAAGCCAGAGCAAAATCTAAATTGAGGAGATAAAAAGATGGCAAGAACAACTTTAGAGATGTTCATCAAGTTGATTGGTGCAGATAAAGTTGGAAGAGCTTTAGATAGTACATCTAACAAGATAAAGAATACTCAGAAGCAAGTTGATAAAGGTACTAAAGAAAATGCTAAGTTTGCTGCAGGTATGTCTGGACTTAGTAAAACAGCTATTGTAGGCTCATCATTATTAGCAGTTAAAGCATTAGGAGATTTTTCAATTTCTGCAATTCAAGCTGCATCATCAGCACAAGAAGCTGCAGGAGCTTTTGGAACTACTTTTGGTAATGCCTCTGAAAAACTTAACAATCAGCTAAGTAAAAATGCTAATTTATTTGGTTTAACATCATCAGAAGCACAACAACTTATTTCAGTTTTTGGCTCAGTTGCTCAAGGTATAGGTTTCACACAAGAAGAGTCAGCAGACTTATCATCAGAACTTTTTGATTTAGCAGGAGATATAGCATCATTTAACAACATCACAGCAGGTGCAGCTCCAGTATTACAGGCTTTTAGATCAGCTTTAGTAGGGGAGAGAGAAGCTCTAAAAACTTATGGTATTGCTATAACAGAAGCTGAGGTACAAACTAAAGCTTTTGAACAAACAGGAAAAGATAGTGCTGATGCTCTAACTAGACAAGAAAAGGCATTAGCTACAACTGCTCTTATATTTGAAAGATCTACTGTACAGCAGGGTAATGCAGCTAGAGAAGCTTCTGGGTTTGCTGCTCAAATGTTGATAGCTAGATCTGCTACTACTGAATTACAAGAGGAAATAGGAGAAGAGTTACTTCCTGCTGCAGCTGATTTATTAGGTGTTTTTAATTCATTAAGAGAAACTGCAACACCTGATTTAATAACAAAGTTTGGAAATTTAGGATTAACAATACAGGGAACAGTTGAAGCTTTTGAAAGAGGCAAAGATTCTTTTGATGGTTTCATGGATTTCTTTAGACCAGATGACTATGAAGAGTTTAACAAAAAATTAAGAGAAACAAACAGAATATATACAGATGGCATACTTGGTTTAAGAGGTTTAGGAAGAGAAAGAAGAGCTGATAAGGAAGAAACAGCAGAACTTGTTAAGCAATTATCTAACTATGCTTCTACACAAGCAATAATTAATAAGTCTATAGAAAAGAATAGATTTATTGTTAGAAACTTAATTCCACAAAATAAAAAACTAGGGGAATCTTTTAAGAAAGATTTATTACCTACTTTAGACAGAATAGCTAAAATTTATGGAATTATTAATAAAGAAAGTGGAGAAACTGTAGAACAAGATAATGAACTTGAAGAGGCTACCAATGCTGTTGCAGAAGCACAGAGAAAAGAATCTCTATCTACAGCAGAAGAGGCTTTACAGAAAAAACAACTTCAACAAGAAATAGCAGAGTTAATATTCTTTCAACAACAGGGAAAAGATGTAACAGAGGAACTTGCTTTAGCTCAAGAGAGATTAAAAGATGTTGAGTTTGAATTAACTAGAGAATCAGAAGAGTTAAGAGATGCTAAAAAGAATTTAGCTGAGGTTGAGTCTGAGATGGAAAGTGCAGTAGATGAAAGCAATTCTGCTATTCAAGAGCAAATAGATGCTATTAATGAACTACAAGAAGTCACTGATCTATTTAGTACAGATGATTTTCAAGAAACTTTAGAGGCTTTAGCAGAGAGCTTAGGAGTTAGTTATTCAAGTATTTTTAATGATATATATAGTGAATACCTTACTTTATTAGAAAAAGTTAACAATAAGCCTTTACCAGAAATTATTGATGAATTCTTAGAAGAAGCAGGAATTGCTGGTCTAGGAGTTATAGATGCAGGATTACAAGCAGAAATAGATGATGCTAGAAAAGAAGTTGAGGAAAGAGAAAGAATAGCAAACATTAAGCCAATAGTTACTACTGGTGGCTTTCAAGGTGTTATGAGTAGTGCTAGATCAACTATTGATACAGGTGGTAGCTTTAATTTCTTAGGAGAAGATGCTGCAGCAATAACAAGAGCTTTTAGAGAACAAGAAATAAAAGTAACAGTTGATCTTGCTGATACTGCTGAGGACTTCTTACAAGTTACAGAGCAAAGAAAAATCAAAAAAGGCTATGCAATAACCTAATGAGTGTTCCTTTTGATTCTAATGTTGATTTAACAGTAGAGATTGCTTTTGACTCAAATCCATTAGATAGTTCTCAAACATTTACTGATGTTTCTAACTTTTTAAGAAGATTTAGTATTACTAGGGGTAGGGCAACTAATCTTTCTAATTTTAATCCTGCTAATGTAAATATAGTTTTAGACAACTCAGATAATAGATTTAGTCCTAATCAGTCAACACATTATTATGATGCAGTAAATAATAGAACTAAGATACAGCCATTAAAGAGAATAAGAATAAAAGCAACTTATGATGCTGTTGAATATACTATTTTTCATGGCTTTGTAGAAAGCTTTCCTGTTAATTATCCTGCACAGGGATCTGATTCAGAAACTAAATTAAAGTGTGTAGATGCTTTCAAACTGCTTAACAATGCTACATTAGATGGCTTAGGGTGGCAGTTAGGTATTTCTAAACTAGGTACTACAACTAGGCTTACACTTACTCAAGCACAAGAATTAAGCTCTGTAAGGGTTAAAAACATACTTGATAGCTTTGGATATAGCAATCAAGCAATATCTACAGGACAACTAGAAGTTCAAGTACAATCAGAAACAGATACTTTATTAGCAGCTTTAAGAGCTGTGGAACTAGCAGAGAATGGAACATTTTTTATAGGTGCTAATGGAGATGCAACTTTTAGAGATAGAAACTATAGATTAACCAACACAACAACACCAGAAGCCTCTTTTGGGCAGGGTGTAGGGCAGTTGAACTATGTTGATATTGTTACCTCTTATGATGATGACAAGATTATAAATACTGTACAGAGAACAAGATCAGGTGGTACAACACAAGTTGCAATAAGTTCTGATTCAGTAGAGAGATTTGGCTCTAATGTTTTAACACAGTCTGGAACTTTAAATACACAGGATTCTGATGCTTTATCTATTGCAGAGCAGATTGTTGTGGCTAATGACATTCCACAGACAATAATTGAATCTTTATCTTTTACACCTAGAGAAAATGTTAGTTTGTGGAGTAAAGCACTAGGATTAGATTTAGGTAGCTTTGTTGAGGCAAGTGTTACCACTACAGCTTCTACAACAGAAACTTATGATCTATTTATAGAGAGAATAAAACATACAGTAGATGCTAGAAACAAGACTTGGAATTGGCAGATAGGGTTAAGTCCTGCTGCTACAGGTGCTTGGATACTAGGTATAAACAAGTTAGGAATTGATACTAATTTAAGTTATACTTAAATTGAAATTAAGGAGATAATACATGGCAGCAGGTGCATGGTTTGATTGGACAACAGGAGATCTAGTAACAGAAGCTAGGTTTCAAGACATTCAGGATTCAATAGTTTTTATTTATGATGATGAAACAGCAGCTAATGCAGCTTTAACAAATAAAGTTGAGGGAACTATATTTTATGATAAATCAGTTGATCAGCTTAAAGCATGGAATGGCTCAGCTTGGATAGGGGCAGAAGCAGGAGATATTGAGGGAGTAACAGCAGGAACTAACCTAAATGGGGGTGGAACTTCTGGAACAGTCACAGTTAATTTAGATTCAACAGTAACCTCAGTAGCTTTACAAGATTACTCAGAAATTGATGTAGCAGTAACAAGCTCATCAGGTGTTATTGCTATAGATATGGATAATGGCAACACAGGATCTATTACTCTTACAGAAAATATTACAGATATAGATTTTACTAATGTTCCAACAAGTGGAGTTTCAACTTTTACTTTACAAATTACACAAGATAGCACAGATAGAACAGTTGCAATTAATGCAGTAACAGTTAATGGTGGTGGAGATGTAACTGCAAAAACAGCAGGTGGAGCAGGGTACACAATGTCAACAGGAACAGGTGCAATAGACTTAGTGACATTCTTATTTTTAGATGCAGGTACACCATTACTTAATGCACTACAAAATTTTAGTTAGGAGTTAGCTTATGCCATTAGGTGCAGCAAGATTTGGACTTCTAGGAGGAGTTGCAGATTTAGGTAAATTAGAATTAATTGAAACTCAAACTGTTACTACTGAAACAAGTGCTATTGAATTTACAGATTTAAAAAACTATAATGTTCACTTTTTAGTATCTAGTAATTTTCAACCTAATGCAACAGGAGATGGGGCAAGTTTAATTACTAGAATTTCTAATGATGGTGGCAGTTCTTATATTGCAACAGGTTATCAAGAAGCATTACAAAGAATTTTGGCAGATGGAACAAATAGTGAAGTAAGAAGTACTAACACAACAAGATTCACAAGAAGTGCAGGTGCAACAGGCTCATCTACTAATGAAAATGGAGAGGGTTATACATATTTTTATAATCTTTTAGATAGTACAAAGTACAGTTTTAGCACAACACATATTGTTGGGTTTGATGGTACACCTAATTTCAATATGTATTTTGGTAGTAGTGTTTTGCCAACTGCTGAAACTCATAATGCTATACAAGTATTTTCATCAGTAGGGGGTAGCAGTATTAGTACACTTACAGCAAGTCTATATGGAATTGCAGAGAGTTAGATTATGGCAGGAAATTTAGAATTTATACATAAAGAAACTATTTCAACTACAACAAGTTCTGTAACTGTGGACAATATTTTTAGTACAGATTATGATGTGTATAAAATTACAATGTATGGAATTACAACATTAGGTACTGTGCCAACAACTTTAGGTTTAAGATTTATAGATAGTGGAGGAAGTGTTATTAGTGGAAGTGAATATGATTATGCTTCTTTAAGAATGGCTAGTAATACAACTTTTACTGAGGATAAAGAAACTGCAACAACAAGTATTAAATATATTGCAACTCAAGACCAAAATGCAGAAACTATGGGTGCAGTAACTTATATATTTAATCCTTATGACAGTTCAAGCTACAGTTTTTTGTTAAATCAATCATCAGGTGCTTTATCAGGAGTAATGAGAGGAAGTAAAACTATTGGTGTTCATAAGTCTGCTGAAACTGTAAGAGGCATAAATATAATAGACCTTGATGGGTCAAGACCATTAGAGGAAGGGTATATTGTTATATATGGAGTTAAATAATGGCAGGTAGCTTAATAAAAATAGATGAAGAAATAGTTTCATCAGCAGTAGCAAGTGTAACTTTAACAGGTATTGATAGCACTTATGATGTGTATATGGTTAAATACAATAATGTTGTTCCAAGCACAGATGCACAAGTTTTAAAGTTAAGAGTTACAACTTCTGGAACTCCAGATAGTGATAGTGAATATGATGATGCAATAATGTTTATGAAATCTGATGGTGCATTTTCAAAAACAGGTGGAACAAATCAAGACCATTTTCCATTTGATACATCTGGAACTACAACAGGAGAGGAATTAGATGGTATTTTATATCTTTTTAATTTCAATAATTCAAGTGAATACAGTTTTGCCACAGTTGAGGGAGTAAGTTTAAATTCAAGTTCTGATTTAAGGTCTGAAACTGGTGGATTTGTTCATACTGTTGCAGAAGCAAATGATGGTGTACATTTCTTTTTTAATAGTGGCAACATAGATAGTGGAACATTCACATTATATGGTTTAAAGAAGTAATTAAATAAAGTATGATAAGATAGGAGAATATTATGGCAACATTAGAAGAACTAACAGTAGAGGCAACAGCAGAAATAGAAGCTGCTAAACCTTTATATAAACAAGTAAATAATGAAAGACTAGAGTTTACAGATAGTGATTATGCACAAGCTGTAACAGACTTGGCTAACAGTAAATGGGATACTCAACAATTTGGTTATATACAAGCTAGGCAAGAAGCTTATGGTTCTATTGCTGACCAGTTAGATATGCAATACTGGGATGCAGTAAATGGAACTAACACTTGGCAAGAGCATGTAGCACAAGTTAAATCAGATAATCCAAAACCTGCATAAATTGTCTTAGATAATGGCTATCCTATACTTATAGGAGGTTGGCTATGGATTTAGAGCAATTTTCACAAGAACAGGGATATAAACACACAGGGCAGTTTTCACATAGGAATTTTATTCTTAAAGATGAGAAAGCCAAAGAGATATTCCTTAAAATAGCTAAAGAAGCAGAAGAGAAAAACATATCTGATACTGTTGCAGCTCAATATTTAGTATTTAATCACAAAGAGTTTGAACATCTTAGTTACAATACAGTAAGAAGATATTTTAAGGATTATAGGTATGGACTCTTTAGATAAGTTTGCACAAACAAGATCCACAAAGCCTACACATAATAAAACTAAAGTTAATCATCCTAAAGGCTTTGAGCCTAGTGTTTACTACTCAGAAAAGACTAAATCAGGAGAGATAGTATCAAAACCACAGCCAACTAATAATGTAGATTGGCAGGAGCAATTAGAGTCTTATTTTGGTGTTGATGCAAGTAATTATAGAGTTGTTGAAAATACTGCAGAAATAAGATTTTGGGATGTCAATGCAGGAATGGGGCAGATAGAAAGACTTTATTACTTTAAAGCTAAGATTGTATCTAATGAAGTTTATATGCCTGATGAGGACTTTAAGAAGCTCTTACAGTTAGCTAGTAAGAAAAAGCCACTACCTAAACAAAAAGTAACTAAGAACACTAAAACATTTACTATTGCATTGGCAGATTTTCAGATTGGTAAGGGTGGCACAGAAGAATCTATAGAGAGATTTATGAGCTATATCCCTAAGATAAAGAAGCAGGTTAAAGAGTTACAGAAGCATGAAACAATAGACCAGGTGCTGTTTGCAGGGCTAGGAGATCTAGTTGAGGGTTGTAGTGGACATTATGCCATGCAAGAGTTCCAGACTGAGTTAGATGATAGACAACAGCAAAAAGTAGCTAGGAGAATGATTTATACACTAATTAAAGAAATAATGCCTTTATTTAAGAGGGGATTGGTTGCTTTTGCAGGTGGTAATCATGGAGAGAAAAGGCAGAATGGCAAAGCTTATACAACTTTTGGAGATAATAAGGATGTTATGTTGGCAGAGGAGTTACAAGAGATATTTAAAGAAGCTCCTGCATATAAAGATATATTAGACTTTATTATTCCAGAAAATGAACTATCTTTAACTTTTGATGTGTCTGGTGTTGTTATTTCTATACTACATGGGCATCAGATGAGATCAGGAATTAACAGTCAAGCCAAATCAAGAAAATGGCTTTCAGATCAAGCTTTTGCAAGAAATTCTATTGCTGATTCAGATATTTTATTGCATGGGCATTACCATTATTTTTCTGCTTATGAGAGTTCAGATAGGCTTATAGTACAAGCTCCAACACTAGATTCAGGCTCTGAGTGGTTTGAAAACACTAAAGGA